AAGAAACGTGATTTCATCGTGAAACGTCAATACGTCAGGGAAGAAATCGCACTGGGAATCTGCCGATAGATATATAAGCCTGGTGGCGCTGCTGCCGTGCACATCCACATTGAACCCGTCGAGATTCAAATATGAACCGGCGCCTACTCCCGCGATAATGGCATTATTCACCTCAAACGACACGTTACCAAGAACGACGATTGCCCCATTGAAAAATTGAATGCCATCTGCACCACTCAATGCCGAATAGAACTTGATTCCATCAAAGCCATACTGAGCCGAGAGTCCTTCACAATTAACGACAGGGGCACCTAATGGCGTTGTCAGCCTCTGAATGACCACATCATCCGGATTGGACGGATTTCCGATGAAACTAACCGCTGGAACACTGCTTAGGAAATAGTTTCCTGGATTCAACACACTGCGGAGCACGACATCTTCGTGATATGTGCCGGTAGCTAGATTGACCTGGATGTAATGCTGGTTTAGGTCCAGCGTTTCCAGGACTACCCTCATGTGGTCGATGGTCAGGAATGGCGTTCCCGGCGTCAGTCCATCATTGCTGTTCGATCCAGTGGTGGAAATATAATAGGTGCGATCGGCGCTCAAAACCTCCGGACCAGGAGGCAATGCAAATGTCCCGTCAGCTCTTAGAAAAGTAGTCGTTCCGCCGCCGGATAACGGAACCGCGCCTGAAAGCGTGTCCGTGAAAGTATTTATCTTGGCGGTAAGTTGCGTATTGGTCAGCGCAGATGGATTTCCGGAACCGTCAAAACCAAAGGTCGCATTGGCATCGCCGGTCACGACATGTTCAGCATTCCAGTCTGACGGCCGCACCAGCGAGGTGTCGGCATCGTCGGGAATGGCCGAAACGAATGTATGCTTGAGGCTTACCGTCATTGCGCTACGCGGCGGGCGCCCATCACCTTGCCAGCCTTGTTGTGGATGAACTCGATGGGCGCAGAACTGTGCTCATACAGCGCTTTAAGGTGCTTGGCGTGTTCGCCTAGATGCTGCACTACGGCGCCCAGCGCGTCCTTCATCGGTGCCATGTCTTTCCCGGTCTTTTCCGTTTCCATCGACTCGCGGTCGCGCTGCCGCTGTTCATGCCCAATCTTGGCCAGATCGGCCTGCGCCCTGATCTTGGCAATCTCGATGTCCATGGCCTTGAGCTGCTGGTCCATTTCCTTCATTCTGATTTCATATTGAAGCTTTTGCTGTTCGGTCTTGGACCGTTCGGCATCGATGGCGGCCTGCTGTTGCTGTTGTTTGAGATCCAGCGCACCCTGCATCTGGATTTGCTGGATTTTAGCGGCTGACCTGGCCTTCTCGGATTCGGCCTTGATCTGCTCTGGATTGGGTGACGGTCCCTGGGTCTTGGCCTTCTGTTCGGCCTTGTCGCAGAATTCCTCGATGGCGCTTTCCAGGTCGCGCCCGACCCTGAAGCCACGCACTCCGAACTGCAGCATCTTGGCTGCGAGCGTGGCAAACTCCGGCACGCCGGCCGTGACTTGCGCCGCGGTTTCGATGAACTTGGTCACGCCCTCTATGAACTCGATCCTTGCGGCCTTTTCCTCTTGGGCATCGCTCTGGATGGTCGAGTCGGTATCGATCTCGATGCGGAAGCCGCGCAGCTTGTCCTGGCGCAGCAATCCAATGGCCTTCAGGATGATTTGCAATTTTGCAATCATCGGGTCGACCATCGGCATTGACCCCGCAGCCAATGGGAGGACCGGCTGCGGGTTTGCCGCTGGAGGACCAGCCAGGCTAGGTGCTGGCGGGGCAGGCTGGCCCGGCGGCATAATCTGAGGGGGTGGCGGCAGTTGTCCCGGCTGGCCCATTGGCGGCCCCAGCGGGCTCGGGGGCGGACTAGGCGGCGGCATGGCTGGCTGTGAAGGCGCCAAGCCCTCGTCATACATCGCGCCGGAAACTTCAATCAGGGTTTGCGGCTCATAGTGTTCCGCTATGAGCTCGCCCATGATGCAGATGATATCGCGGCAGAACCGCGCCATGTCATCCTGACGCTCTTGAATGCGCTGGCTGCCATTGTTCTGCTTAAGCCGCTGGGCGCCCATGGTCTCGCGGGCGTCCGATGTGCCGCGCATGATGTCCCAAATGCCGGTCACGCGGTCCAGGTCGGCAATCAGTTGCGTGCGCACCCCGATGATTTGGGTCAGCGTATCGGAAATGTCCTTGAGCGGCACAAAGCTGATCGCTCCCGCCACCCCGCCCTTTTCGGCAAACATCGCCCAGGAATCGACCGGGATGAGGTTTGGTTCTTGCCCCTCGTCGAATATCCGCTTGATGGCCTGCGCCCCGGCATCATAAGCACCGACCACCTTCAAGGCCCCGGCCAGCACATCGATGCGCTTGGTGAGCAGGTCAATCTGGATATATTGGTCCTGGCTTTGCACATAGTCCGGCACCGGAATCATGGTGTCGTTGGTGTTGGTGGTGTGCAGCGCGGCGGGACAGGGGAAGAACTTCTCGAGCTTCAGCGGGTCATCTACTTCCTCCAGCAAGTCATCGTGTTCCTTGGCCACGAAATACACCCGCCGGGTCGGCCGCCACCAAATCTCGAAAATGGTGGCCTGGGCGTTCTCGCTTTGCGATGCAGCCTTGGAGCCTTCGTTCGACTCAGATTCCGGCACATGATCGAGCGGGATGGCCTTGCCGACCTTCTTGCCCCAGCGGTCAATCAAGTCCTCGCGGGACATGTAAATCTTGCGGCCCTTGCCCTCGATTTCCTCCTCGGTGCGGACATAGGGCGGGAACTGGTAGTAGTCCTTCCAATGCAGGTAATCGACCGCGATGCCTTCGGTTAAGAGTTCCTTCTCGGTTGCGTCCTCGCGGTCCTGCTCGATCGGCTCGCCAGTGCCTTCCGTCTTGATTTCATCGTTGCCGGTCGCCTTGGGCGAGACCGACTCTTGGAACTTGGGGCTGTAGCGTACCCACACCTGGCCGCGGCCGACCGTCAGGTAATCGGTCCTGACCCGGCGCAAGGCGCTGTCAAAGCCCGACATCGGTATTTCATAGCGTAGCGCCCGCTCCAGTATCATCGAGGCGGCGCGGCCGGTCGGGTCCTTGTCGAGAAATCGGCGTTCCGCAATGGGAACAGGCACCCGGGAATAGATGGCAGGCTTCAGGATTTCGACGTTGGACCAGAACAGGTTGAGGTGTCGGCGCTCGTCGTCGATCTTTTCCCGCTCGTCGCGGTAGCGGGCGGATATGCGCTTAGCCCGCTCATACCAATTATGGTATTCCTGCTCGACCTGGTTGATCTGCGATTTCCAGAACGCCGCCAGTTCTTTCGATGTCTTAGCCATTTATCCGGCTGCATATAGTTTGGGCGCGGTTTCAGCAGTGGAAATCATCGGAGGCGCCGGCTTCATATCTTTTTCAAGTTCAGCCAAGCGGGCCTGCGCGGCCTCCAACTTTTCCTGCAATGCCAGGATTTCAACGACCATATCGCCAAACTGCTTTTTGACACGATCTTCCAGCGTCATGCGGCCATCGTCACGTTGACCCAGGAGGCAGCAGTTGCCGCTGCACCTTGGACATATAGCCGACTGGTTGCCCCGGTGGCGTCGCTGCGCAGATAGATCGAACCCTGTGCCGCAACCACGGAGGGCGCACCAGAACCCCAGTAAATCCCGAAGTTGTTGGCCGCCGTGGTAAATGACACGGCAGAAGTTGTCGCCCCTCCAGCAGGTATCCCACTAGTGTTACCTATCGCCACTCGCGGTGGGGATATATCCAGTTCAGCAATAGTACCTGAAATGACTTGACCTTGAGGCGATTCTATAATGACAAAATTGGCGCCGCCACGGAAAAGATAGCCGCCACTGGCGGAAAGTTGACCGGGAATAGACAACGCCCCGGTTCCCTTGACAAAGGTGAACCCAGTGGTCTCGCCTATAGTTGTGCCATCCTGATACAGCACTCTGGTATCGGTGCCGCCGCTGATCGTTGTAGTGCCGACCGTAATGCCGCCACTAGATGCCGCTACCGCCCGTAAGCCCATGTTACGGCCCCACCCCTTTGGTGACCCGGAGTGTCGTGGTCGTTCCGGTCGCCGTGGTAATGCCCGAGATAACCGTGACATCGGGAGGGATGGTGAAAATCATCACGGCACCGCCCAGGATTGGCGTGCTGGCACCCGTCGCTGCCGAGGCCGTGGCTACCGTGGTGCCGGTGAGAAACCAAGCGGCCGAGCTGCCGTCATTCTGCAGCAGGAGCTGGTTGCCGTTGCCGACCGGGAGCGTCACGGAAGCCGCGGTGCCGGTGCAGGCCAGCACCGTGCTGCCGATCGGAGTGAATGGCTGGAATATCGACATTTAGACCCTCTCGTTCGCCTTCTTGGGCGCCTTATCCCATAAGTCATCAAGCCTGACCTGGTTTAGCGGACCTACACTAAGGATGCGCCGTTCCGGCCGTTCCGGGTCGGCCTTGACGTAAGGCCTGCTCATGCAGGCATAGCGGATTTCGTCGGGGGCGTGGTCCTCAGATTCGGTATCCACATCCTCGGGCTTGTTCTGGTCATGTTGCAGTGCGGGCAAGGTGCGGATGGAATCGCGGCAGGTGGAAAAAAAGTACATCATCGGCCGCCCGTCCTCTCCGACAAGGCGAGCTCGTAGCTGGTCCCAGCCACCCATTGCACCATGTCGCGGGACTCGCTTGTTGTCGGCCAATCGAAAAGTGGCCGTGTCCGCCCTGATGAGTCGCTTGTTGATACGCTCAGCAAGCGAAGGGCCTCCTTCCTCGCTAAAAGCCTTGGGGTCCAAGACCCCGTACGCAATGCCGGTTCGCCCCTCAATGTCCTTTGGCTCGTCGGTTTCACGTGAAACTATGCCCTCCGCGATTTCCTCGGCGG